TTTTACTTTTATCAACGAGGGAAAAGAAGACGAGCAGCAGGGCTTCCGCCCCCGGCTGGTGGACTGGGAGCAGGATGCTGCTCTGATCGCACCCGCTGTGGACAAAGTGCTGGGGTATAGCTGCCGCCGATGCGGGTATTTGCACTGGTGGGAATTTCTCGGTGCATTTCATGGCATCGGCGATGGCCTGTTTGCGCAGGTGGTGAACATCCGAAACAAGCGAGCACGCGGTAAAATGCTGGACAAATCCGAGCAGGAATTTGCCCGCGAGAACGCTGCCGTTATCAAAATCCATGCGGCAGAAAGTGCCGAGGATAAGGCCGAAAAGGAAAGGCTGTTGGATCTTCTGGGGAGGTGAGGCTATGGCATCAGTCGTTATCAATACGCGCTTTAATAACCGAAAGGCCGAGGCAGACTTAAAAGAGTTGCAGGCCAAGGCCAAAGAAACCGCGCGAGAAATCAATGCGGTGGAAAAGGGCCTCGGCTCGGCTACGACCAAACGGAATAAGCTGCGGGACGATTTGGAAGCCGCCCGCCAGAAAGCTGCCGAAACGGCTGCCGCTCTCGACGAAGTAAACGCTCGACTGGATGCCGGACGCAAATCGAAGTTCGGCGTCACATCCAAGGGCGACGAAACGCTGAGCGACAAGCTGGCCGCAAAGTTGCAGCAGCAGGATACCGCTGTGCAGGCTGCCGTCGATGCCTACCGCGCACAGGATGCCGCCGTGCAGGCACTGCAGCAACGGCACGCCGAACTGACTGCCCAGCTTGCACAGGAGAAGGATGAAGCGACCCGGCAGGCCGAGGCTGTTGCCAACGCCGCGCAGGCTGCACAAGCGGCGCAGGTGGATGTATCCAACATGCAGCGTGCAGCGAATGCGATGGACGCCTTCGTCTCAAAGCTGTTCAACGCGGCATCAGTGAGTAAGATTCTGAAAAGGTCACTGTCCACGATAGGCTCTATCGGCGGCAAGGCTTTTGATTTTGTGAAAAGCAAGGCCCAGAGTGTGCAGGAACGGCTGGCACAGGCTGCGCAGAGCGCGGAACACTTCCGCAAGCGGCTGGCAGGGCTGGTGTCTGGCGCGTTGGTGTTCAATGTGCTTTCCTCCGGGCTCCGGACGCTGACGAACTGGATGGGGACGGCGCTGCTGTCTTCGTCCAGCCTGCGGACGGCGCTCGGCAGCTTGCAGGGCGCGGCGGCCACGGCGGCTGCGCCCATCATTCAGATACTTACCCCCGCGCTGACTGCGCTGGCAAATGCGGCGGCGATGGTGTTCAGCTACATTGCGCGGCTGGTGGCGTTCTTTACCGGGCGCACAATCTCCGCCAGCGCCGGAGCAGCCAAGGCTATGAACGGCG